ATGACTGGGAGTTCGCTGGACTCTATTTCGACGAAGGCATCACTGGCACCAAGAAGGACAAGCGCCCGGAGCTCCTACGACTCATTGACGACTGCAAGGCCGGTAAAGTGGACTTTGTTATCACAAAATCCATCAGCCGCTTCAGCCGGAACACAACGGACTGCTTAGAACTGGTAAGAAAACTGCTCGCCCTGCACATTCCGATTTATTTCGAGAAGGAAAATATCAACACCGGCTCAATGGAGAGCGAGCTGTTTCTGGCAATTCTCTCCAGCATGGCCGAAGGCGAGTCTGTTTCCATATCAGAAAACAGCAAGTGGTCAATCCAGAAACGCTTTGAGAGCGGCACCTATAAAGTCAGCTACCCACCCTACGGCTACGATTGGGATGGCGAGCAGATGGTAATTAATCCGGAGCAGGCGGCTGTGGTAAAAGAAATCTTCGCAGCGCTGCTCTCCGGCAAAGGCACCCACGCCATCGCGGACGACCTGAACCGGCGAGGCATTCCTACCAAGCGAAACGGACGCTGGACAGCCACAACCATTCGCGGGATGCTCTCCAATGAGAAGTATGTCGGCGACTGCCTTTTCCAGAAAACGTACTCGGATTCACGCTTTGTCCGGCACAACAATCACGGCGAGCAGACACAGTACATGGTCAAGGATCATCACGAGGCAATCATCAGCCGGGAGGACTTTGAAGCTGCTCACGCTTTTATTCACCAGCGGGCAACGGAAAAAGGTGTCGTCAAAGGGAGCGACAAATACCAGAATCGCTACACCTTCTCCGGGAAGATCATCTGCGGCGAGTGCGGCGATACCTTTAAGCGCCGGATACACAGCTGCACCGGATACAAATACACCGCATGGTGCTGCAGTACCCACATCAAGGATAAAGATAAATGCCACATGCTTTTTGTAAAGGACGATGATCTGAAGCAGGCTTTCGTCACCATGATGAACAAGTTGGTCTACGCGCACAGGATCATCCTAAAACCATATGTGGACGCATTGAAAAACACTTCGTCTGATGACTCGCTTCGGCGCATTCAGGAAATACAGACCCTACTGGCGCAGAACACAGAAAAGCGCGAGACGCTGACAAAGCTCATGACACAGGGCATCATCGACCCGATCCTTTTTAACAAAGAAACGAACGAGCTGCTTTCTCAGGCAGACAGTTTCCGGGATGAGATCAACGCCTTAAAAAACGCTGTTTCCGGAGATGTAACAAAGGTCACAGCAGCCACAGCGCTTCTGCACTTTACAGAAAAAGGTGGAATACTTCATGAATTCGATGATGACCTGTTTAATGAATATGTGAACTGCATCATTGTCCGCTCCAGAAATGAAGTGCGCTTTGAACTGAAATGCGGTCTGACGCTTCGAGAAAGGATGTGAATACATGGGACATACACCCTACGGCTACAGCATTGAAAACGGCTGCGCCACGATTAAAGAGGATGAAGCCAATAAAATACGAAAGCTCTATGAGAATTACCTCTCCGGGATGGCACTGGCCAAGGCTGCTGCCGCTGCTGGCATTGAAACCTACCACGGCACGGCAAAGCGCCTGATGGAAAACAGGCACTACCTCGGAGACGACTTTTACCCGGCTATCATTGATCAGGAAACCTACGATAAAGCTGCCGCCATCCGATTTGAACGCGCCGGGAAACTTGGCAGGCTGAACAGGAAAAAGAGTGTAAAACCCGCAGCGTCTCCTACCGGCTTTCGCATGGCTGCGGCAGAGCAACACTATGAAGATCCGAGGCTGCAGGCAGAATACCTCTACAGCCTCATTGAAAGCGAGGTAAACTAATGGGAAATGTAATGGTGATTCCGGCCAGAAGGCAGGTCGGAAATACAGTAAAGCAATCAGCGCAGAAAAAACTCCGTGTTGCAGCCTACTGCCGCGTCAGCACGGATTCCGAAGAACAGGAAACAAGCTATGAGGCTCAGGTCACGCACTACACCGAGTACATTCAAAAGAATCCGGAATGGGAGCTGGCGGGCATATTTGCAGACGACGGTATCTCCGGCACCAACACAAAAAAGCGTGATGAATTCAATCGAATGATCGACGAGTGCATGGCTGGTAACATCGACATGGTCATCACCAAGTCCATCAGCCGATTTGCTCGAAACACTCTCGACTGCCTGCAATACATCCGGCAGCTGAAGGATAAGAACATACCAGTTTATTTTGAGAAGGAAGCCATCAACACGCTGGACGCTAAAGGCGAGGTGCTGATCACGATCATGGCGAGCCTTGCCCAGCAGGAAAGCCAGTCAATGAGCCAGAACATCAAACTGGGACTGCAGTACCGCTACCAGCAAGGTAAGGTGCAGGTCAATCACAATCGATTCCTCGGATACACCAAGGATGACAACGGGCACCTGATCATTGACTCGGAACAGGCAGAAATCGTAA